GCCCTTGAAGTCGAAGCCGCCGACAACACCGGAACCTGTCAGCGCAGCAGCACTTGTAGTGCCCATCAAGGCTTCTCCAAAACCGCGCAGAGTCCCCACAACCGGCGTGATGTTGACGCCCGATGTCGTCCATGCCGACAGCGTATCCCTCAACATATTAGCGATCATGAAGCCGGGGTCCTTGGTAACCAACTCTCTTAACAATCGAGCAGGCAATGCTTGAAGCCCAAGGAACGGCATGTCTATGTCATTGGTCATAACCAGGGAATTGATCAGCATCCTGTCGCCAACCCAGTACCACTTGGTTACCCCGTTGACGCGAATGCCTAGCGTGTTTGCCTGCGGCCCAGTCGTATCATCCGGCGCTGCGTCTTCGGGGATTGGACGCGCCATGCTGTCGCCCATTAGGCGAAGGTCCCTGATACCACGGCTGACTGCCACGTTCAGCATGGAGGAAGTGATAGCGCTGGATGCGTTCATCAGCATGTTGCTGATGGGATCGCGAATCCTCTGGGTGCTGGCCGTGATGTACACCCGTCGGCCAGTTTCCCTGTTTAGGTCTTGAAGTTCTTCAAGCCTATTTTTTAGCGCTTGGCTATCGCGGTCGATATATGCCCTGCTGTCGGCAACATCCCCAACCATCAGCCGGTAGACAGGCTTGCCACCCTTCAGTTCCTTGGGCTGCTTGAGGTTCTGGAAGCTGGGGAAGAACTTGTTGTTGTTGTTGTCGAGGCTTTCAAACAAGGTCTTTCTTAGAGGAACGTCCTTCGCACCAGCGCCTTCCCCCTCCGGGGAAAGCACCTGATAGGCAACCCCTTCGTCAGCATAGAACTCCCGATAGAAGGGAAGGTAATCGGAGTTGGACTTCCATAGCTCGCCCATCTGTTCGGAGATGACGCCCGACTTGACCATCAGATTGACTATGGAATTGTTCCATAGCTGATACTTCTGATGTGCCAGCCTGATCTCAGGGTGCTGCACTCCTAGTTCCAAGCCAATTTCAATGTCCCTCTCGGTAAACATCCTCTCTCGGCCTTCGCTCTTCAGCCTTCTGGCTCTCACTGCCCCTGCATAGGCGGCGAACTGCTCCAGCAGGCCAAGGTTGTTCACCTCCTGAAGGATTTGCACCAGACCTTCCGGCGAACCCCACTTGCCTGTCTCTCCGATTTGGTCAATCCTTACGTTCTCACCCGTTACCACATCTCTGTAAGCAGTGTCAGAAGCTAACTGGCGATATTCCCTCCGGTACTCTTCTGCTGTTCCTGGATCAATGCTATCTAGCACCTTCAGATTTATGACATGGAAGAACCCACGGTCATATATTACGAAACCTTCTTTTAATGCAGCAGACATGATGCCGGTAGCTCTGGTGAACTGAGCAAACGCCGCAGCGGTTGAGGATTCGGCAGTGATCTTGTCGATCAGGCCCTTCTTCAGGGTCAGCTTCTCGGCTGCTGTCCATGCTTCATATCTATCTACAACCCAGTAACGGAAACGACTGCCGATATGTTCCTCGGAGTTGAGGCCCATCCCGCGCATGACCTTCTCAAAGAAGGTCTCGTTAGGTCCGCTTTCGAAGTGACGGTCGTAGAAGTCCCGCTGTTCGGACGATTGATAGTTCTCACGGCTGCGTCGGCGTACGCTGTACTGCTCTCTCAGCGCAGGCGATACCCGCTCGTTGGGCTTGGCTTCTCCCGCTGCCCGCTTTGCCATGACACTGGCACCGGGGTTGACCTGCGGCAGAACTCTGGGCTTGATCGCTCCCATCTCCGCAGGCAGAGCAAAGGCCGTGGTCAGGCTGAAGAATGATTGGTCTATCAGGTTGGGATATTTGTCTATAAGTTTCTTGAAGCGATCAAAGGACGCCTCTTTGAAAACAAGTGTGAATGGGTACGGCCAATCGGAATAAGGATCATTCCAACGCAGAACAACATGGTTTCCGCTTTCACGCAGATCAAAGTTGGCAGCTTCTGGGGTGTTGCGGGAATTTTGATAGGCGCTGAGAGTGCCATCAACAAAAGACTCTACCGAATCAAACGGCGTATTCTGCTGGATGTCAGTCAGGTGTTCCTTGGCGTGACGAAGGCCGAAGCCGTTATGGCCTTGCTTCAGATCGTCCCATTCATTATGTCCACGCTGGATAATGACCCGATGACTCTTGCCCTCCCAAGCCAACGGAGTGGGGGAGTGGAAGACAGGATTGATCGCCCCTTCTTGGAGCCTCTCTCTGTAATCTCCTGTCCGGACATCACCGGATCGCAGCGCAGCCCTGATGCGCTTGGCTTCTTCAAAAGTGGGGGCGGCTGCTCTTTCTCTCTTTAGATATTCCCGCTCGCGGGCCGCTCTGCTCTCAACGGGAGGTCCAAGTCTTCCGCCACGCCTTACGGCATAGAGAAGTTCGGGACGCTCCACCATGTCCTCGGCAACATTCTCGGTCCAGACCCATGACGGCATCAATCCTGTTTTCTGATCAGCATAAACAGTATCTTCTTGCGAGGCTGTCCGATTGGTTTCCCCGTATGGGCCAAAGTTTAACCAAGAGTTTTGCCCCCGCGTCTCGGCTGTAACGGCTGGCAATGCATCTGCTGAATACAGTCGGCTATGAGCTTGCCAGGCGTTCTCTTCTCCGCGAGCCCTAAATCCAGCGCCCTCAATGCCGTGCCCAAAGAAGTCATGGACAGCCCTGAACACATCATTAGCTCGCATCGGAGTTCCATTGGCATCTACCTCTTGAGTAAACTCAAAGAGGGGGTTTGTCGCTGGATCAAGTGCAGCAGCAGCGTCAGAGCCGAAGCCAAAATCTGTGGGATAAACCCAGATATGCTTGTTATTGGCCAAGTCCTCTAGGGCCATTCGCGGGATGTCGTAAGGCGCATCCATATCCTCGCGCATCATCTCAATCGTGTAGCCCATCTCCTTTATCACCTGATACTGGGCCACCGTCTCATCAATCATGGCCCTGTACGCCCTCTGCACAGCAGGACCTAATGGATCATGCGCCATCTCGTCATATGCAGTCGCTATGCGTGCGGAAAATTCGGGATCAATGGGAGCGTATTGCGCCTGCCTAGCATACGGAATGCCTGCCCGCTCCGCATAGGTACGGGCTGCTTCTTCAATTTCAGGATTAAACCCAAAGGCCGCAGATTCTAGCCCTGGGAGAGGTTGTGCCTCCCGTTGCTCTGGCGATATACGCGCTTCGCCCAGGCCAACCGCTCTTCCTGGTCTATCTGCTCTGGGGTCTTCCCTTCGTCTTCGTCGTACAACGTAGAGTTCTCCGGGGGCAGCGGCCTCTCCTTCTCCATAAGTTTCTTGATATTCTTCGCGAAGCGCCGGGTCTCTTCCCGCGACATCACCTGCTGGTCTTCCGGCCCCTCGAACCCCGGCGAGTACCCCTTCATCTCCAATGCCATCTCTAATCCTCCGGAATGCTTGAGCGTAATCTGTATTGAGCCTCTGGCCACCAGCCGCGCCCAGTTTTTCCCACAAACTCTTTTCGGGATACCACAGCGTGGCCTGTAAATCAGCGATGGTCATGTCAGGATATCCTGACGCCTTCACCCTATCAAGAACTTTATTGGCAATACGTCTTGTTGCCTCTCGGAACCCACCACTTGACGGGGCGTCCTTGGGCTTTGTCTGCTGCGTGACAATAGCCTGCGCCACCTTGGCCCACTCAGGCTTCACATATTTCTGCTTCAGCCTTCTTGCTTCACGGAATGCCCTTTCGTGTTCCAACCGGAGATCATTAGCCAGATCAATAATGGCTATCTCGTCTAGGGATTCCGCCTCCATAATCTCAACGAGCTTGGAAATCTCAAAGTTTTTCCCAGTCTCCAAAAGACTCTTGTAAAGACGGTCAGTTTGCTGACCTAGAAGAGCAGGGTTGCCAATGATATTCCCTGACATGCGGCCCATCGTCCGCATCAGCCACATATCTATGGTGAGGGGATCATAATTACCGGTCAGGTTCTGATAGAATCCCTGGCCAATCTTGGCCCCCAGCATGTACGACCCATTCACCACGGTGCCTGCGTTCTCCGCCGTACTCACAGGGAAGCCCATCTGCCTTAACTGTCTTACCGTGAAGGATTTGTTAAAGAGGTCCCGTGTTCCCGCTATCCCAAGGTCTTCAATCAGATCATTAAGAATCTCAAAGTTTTTCCTCATCGACGGGGCGGCCTCTCCCCACCCCTTGTCTGGGAAACGTCCGTCTCTTTGATAATCTCTGTACACTTCTTCGGTGAACCGGGCATTGCTCAGGACCGGCGTCTTCTGGCTGGTTACGGCCAGCGACACTAGAAAAATGAAACGATTATCAATGTCCGTAGCTATCTCAGGATGAATTTCTGCCGCCACCTCCATGGCATCGGCAACCTTGGCGGTATACCAGTTGGCAGCATTGCCGGTCTGTTGCAGCGCCCGTAGTGCTTCCGCCGCAAGCGCATCTGAAATCAAACCATCCTTTGACTGGTCAGTAACTATATCAACAGGAGACTTGAGAATACGAAGCGCCCTGCGCTGTAGCCTCTGTGCTACCTCGCCAATATTAGCCCCTGTTTCAGGGGGAAGCTCTTCGTTGTATGTGAGATCAAGCGCCGACAGCGCTCTTGCACGCTTCGATAGCGCCTTGTCGGCAACGACAATGTCATCGTTGATAGCGGACTGAATAGTGTTGATCGGATCGCGGGGTCTCACCGCTCTTGAGACACGCCGCACTGCAAAGAGTTCGGCGGCCCGCTCCACAAAGGTTTCGACGGGGGCATCGGGCCGAGCCTGTCCCGTCGCCCTTGCTGACGCCTCTGCCCGCGCCTGCTCTTCTGCGGTCACCCCTGGAGCAGGAGCGACGACATCAGCCTGTGGGTCTTCTCTTAGACCAACAAATACTTGACCGACGTTCTGGATATCCAAGTTGGAGAAGGCACCGCGCAGTGCATGGAAGAAGTCAGCGATGCGCTGGAGCAGGTCGCGGGGGGCGCCAGAGATCGCTCTTAATTTACCGTTAATATAGGCATCTCCTGTGCGCCCGAAATCGCCAAAGGCATTGGCGATTGCCTCTTCGACAAAATAATCCTCTGCCGTCTCTAGGGGCAAGCCCAGAGCCTCAGCGCGTTTCCGATAGTCCTCCTTCGCCTCTTGATAATAAGTTAAGTTCCTTGCTGGACCCGCTTTCTTGGCAAAGTTTGTGAGTATTCTCCAGTCGGCATCACTGAATACCCCTGCTTCCCTCAAGGCATGAATAGTTTCGTGGTCGAGAACCTGCACCAAGTCCTTCAGCACTTTTTCTTTTGTCGCCGTCGGCTCGATTACATCCAGAGAGAGGGCTATGAGCATCTTGTCCGCATTAAATTTGCCCAGGTCCTGACCGGCTCCGCCATCCAATGTGCGCACAAATTCTAGCGCAACTTCGTTGCGGTCCTTCAGCCCCTTCACCCCCTTCAGGCGATTGGCTAAAAGCGCTTGAAGTTTATCCACGCCGCCAAACATCTCGGCACGCATGTCCGTTTTAACAGTTGCCCGGTCAATCCTTGCCTTGAACTCAGCGCTGGCCTGGACCAACGACATGGGCGTGCCATCGGTTTCTGCCCGCCGTATCTTGATGCCCTCCCCAACAAACGGGGCAGTTGGTTCGGCAGCGGCTGCAACCCGCGCCTCTTGCTCTATCAGTTCACCGCGCTCAAGAGGGGCAAGCGCTTCTATATCTTCCTCTCTGATACGACCCCTGAGAGGACCCCTCGGGCCACCCTCTACCTGTCTGGTGATGGTGTATTCAGAAGGCCGCCGGTATTTATCGGTGGCTATATAGGCTCCCTTGACCCGTGTCGAAGGGACAAGATCGCCGCGCTTCACGCCCTCTCTGATAATGCTTTCGCTAAGACCACCGCGAATGCCAAGGCTCTTGTTGATATCGGATTTTAGGATTTCCCCTTCTTCCAAGGGGCGCTTTCTGGGAGTGCCATCATCCTTAACTAACCTAGCAGGCATCAGCCTTGCGGTGTTGATGGCCGTGGCATACTGCTGTGCATCAAATTCCGGTTCACTAATGGTCGGAAGAGAGCGCAGTTCACCTGCCGGGAAGGAAGGAAGCTCCTCTATCGCCGTCTCCAGCATTCCCAACTGGGCATTGCCCATCGCTTTAATATTTACTGTTCCCGTTTTCCTTCGGGCAAATCTATCGAAGCCATCCCCCTTGCTTCTGAACCCCTTCTCTTGAAGGCGTGACAGAAGCCCCACTCTTTCAGCATCACCGAATGTCCTTGGTGTTTCCGGCAGTAGCTTCTCTATTCTTGCGCTTCCAAGACCATGATCAGCAAGATCAGATACGGTTAAAAAATCATCCTCGGCAAACGGCTGTCTTCGGGTGTTAATTCTTTTGCTGTTGATCCGCACCGCTTCATCATCAGTAAGCTCATCAAATGCAATAGCGGGAGACCTGATCGTTACCCGAGCCGCCTCCAGAAGAGTTCCTCGATCCTCTTCCGCCGCAGCCATAACCGACCCCTGTGCGAGAGCCTCCGTCTCTATGCTATCCTGGCGTTTAAGAATTTCCGGAACCCTGAAGGTAAGCTCAGAGCGCACGATCTCTGCCTGTCGCCGTGTAGATAGATAGGGAGAGACACGAACACCGGCCTTGCTCTGGACAAAGAGACGGCCTCTCTCGTCCTGTTCCACCTCATATACATCCGGATTTCCATCCGCGTCGGTTGTTATGACCCCCCTGTTAAAGGAGAGAACAAGGTCACCGCCAAGGTCATCAACTATTTTCTCGGCAATCATTGCACCGTCTTCTTCCGGCGCAGCCATCGTCTCGCTTTCAGGGCGTAAGTCCTCAAGCAGAAGAACCGGAGCGGGAGCAGGAAGGGCAAGCACAGGCTCTTCCACCGGAGCGGCTTCAGCCGCTGCTTGTTCTTTTGAAATCCGCCTCGTTCTCGGCAGCGCAAGCGAAAGCACTCCATGGAGAACGCCAGCGGCTCCAGCCCCATAGCCGAAGTTCTCTGCTGCCGATTCAGTTATGTCCAGATCGGGATCATAAAACCCTTTAGCAATTGCATTCTGAGCAATCTGAGCAGCCGCCTCTTGCGCACCTTCAGCACCTGCCGCAATGAATGTTTGCACCCATTTGTTCACTAGGGCTTTGGGGGCCTCTTTTTTGATTGCCTTCAAAAGCAATCCTACAGGCCAGCGCAGAGAGAATACCTCGGAGGTGCCAGTCGCATAGCCGCTGAGAATGGAGAGCCTGCGGTCTATTTCATCAACGTCACCCAGCTTATCGCCAAGCGCCAGTAAACGATCCGCCTGTTCAGCCCCACCACCACCAGCGCCCATAGCAACGGCGGGGCCGTACTTAACAGCAAGAGGAGCGGCTCGGGCTAGAAGAGATGCGCCAGCGGCGGCTCCAGCCCCAATGCCTAGAACTGGGGCCGCCAGACCGGCGGCGACTGTCGTTCCGACAAAGGCAAGCATAGACCCCAACGCAGAACCAAACTTATAGGGCACCGTACTCGGATCACCGCCGAACCATTCCTGTATATCTCGTTCTGTCTGGGAGAGATCGGTGGCAAACTCACCCTCAATGTCAGCGCCCAAGACAACGCCCGTGCCCCTGAAGGCAGAGACCGGCATCATCAAGAAGGAGGACCCTATCCCCGCCATGAGATCACTGGCGCCTTCGTAGGCGTCTTCTATCCAGCTTGTTTCTTCTTCGGGTTCTGGCGGGGCTTCGGGAGCTTCGGTAAGCGGAACCCCGAGAGTTGAGTAGAACTCGTTTCGGTCGCGATCAGAATAATACTTCTGATACAGGGCTTCCGCGAGATCGGCGTCAGACCAAGTATTATATTGAGGGTACTGCTGCCTAAATTCACCAAGCTGCATGGCTTAACCCGCTACTCAGGCTGAGGCTTAGGAAGATTAAGAGGGTTTCCGCTTTGGCCCGCACCAGCCGTGCCATATGCCTGAGCTATCCACTCAGGCATTCCTGGAGTCACATACCTACGCTCGCGAGCCATCTGTGCCGCATAATATCTCTTCGCGGCTGGAACCAATTGAGCCCGGACCTTATCAAAATCCGTTGCCCCAGTTGGCGGTGTCACACCAATAGACTTCGCAATAGCCGCCCACTCAAGAGAGTTTCCTCTCGTCCACGAACCCCCAAGTGCCCCCACACTTGCCGTAACATCTTTTTGAAAGGCTATTTTTAACCGATCAAAAGCTTGAGCATTTGCCGTTTGAGCCGCCCCATACCCAGTACTCTTTAGCCTATTAACCTCGGATATAAAGGCTGGCATGTTTGGATGAACCTTGCCTTGAGAATCTCGGTAGAAAAATTTATCAAGTTCTGTACGATCCCCAGCCTTAGCCTTGGCTAGAGCGCCTGGATACATCCTTTCCGGCAACAATGTGAGCAGCCTTGTTGTTTCGCCGGGCTTCATTGCGGCTGCCATTGAAGCATCTGCTGTCAACAGGCCAGTCTCTCCCCGTATTAAATTAAGCTGATGGGTTCTTGCGTCCTGCTTCGCCTGCTGGGCAATCTTCAATTGCTCCATAGCCAAGTCTGCATTCCCGCGATTCTGTTGCACTGCAAATTCTGTCATGGCGATGGACTCTTGCCGCCGTGCATTACGCATGGCCATCTTGCTGTCAATGATACCCTTGCTTGCAGTTAGCCTAGCAGCCAACCCCTTTGCATATTCATCTCTTGCCGCCTTATCGACAATCTGAAAGCCCTCAAGTCCATCCTTGAATCCGCTATATAAATCCGGACTTCCAAGGAGACCCTTGGACATCTCCAGCATAAGATTTGTTAAGCGGTCTCGACGCATTCTTTCCGGCAGCTTGCCAGTCTCATAGAAATCATCCAGCGCCTGAAACCGCGTCTCCAGTTTCTCAAAATCCTTGGCGTCTGCTGTTCTAAATTCCTTCAGCCCGGTCTCCAGGTCGGTAAAAATCTGTTTGTTGGCATCAGTGAGGGTCTTGAAAAACTCATTAGCTTGCCCTGTTACGTCCGGAAGCTCTTCCTTTTCCAGGGCCGTCAGCCTGCCTCTAAGTGCTGCGCTGATTCTCTGGAAGCTACCCTCATCCCCTCCACCTACAAGGGCCTTGTCAGCCGTAACCGTTGGAGAAAAGTTCGTCGGCCAGTCGGCAAGCGGCTTGTCAGTTTCCGTGACAGTTTCAATGACCTTTTGTTCACCAGTGGGAGGCCTGCCTGTGATGAAATCGGGGTCCATCCCCACGGGGATAGGGAGGGGCACTCTGCCGGGGACATCGCCAGGAGGAGGCCTTTGGCTGCGCAGACCCGGCAAGCCCTGTGTGGATAAGTTGTACATAAACCCACGGGGGTCTTTCTCGAATTGAGCAAACAATTCTGGATTGCTCTCCAGTGCGGGACGCAGTTCTAGAACCTTATTTAGAAGATCAATTTCCGCCTTACGCTCCACCATAGGCTGAGAAACATAGCCTCCTATAGACCTGGCAAGCGCTACAGGGCCTTGGATATCTCCAAAGAACGATGCAATAATCTCATCAAATCTACGTCCGACATCTTCTTGCTCTTCAGCCCCTTCCTCCCCCACCCGCCGTTTCTCCACACTGCGCCTTGTTTGAGCAGCTTGCAGTGCCAGACTCTCCTTAAGTGCTGTTGCCCGTGACTCATCGGCAAGCTGCTGTGCCCTTTTCTTTTGTGCCGCAGCTTCCCAGGAGGCTCTTTGAGCATACTGGAGCGTGGTCTGACCACTCGTATCAGGAACTGGAGGGTCTACTCCAACAACACCACCATTGGCTGGTACATTGTCGCCAGGAAGCAGCCCACCAATCAAAGACATGAGTCCTGGGCCTTTTTGGGTCCGCCGCTGCCACTCATCCAGGCTTTCCTCCCGTCGCCCTTCCTGTGCATACCCTTCCTGTGCATAAACCGTGCGCCCCTGCGTACCATTGGCAGCCATGGCTGCCGGTCTGGCTGCGGCTACCATGCGGCCACGCCCTCCCGGTAGACGACTATCTTCTGGAGAGATATCAAAGCCGCGATAGGCACGTTCCGGCTCATTCTGTTCATTCTGTTGCCGAATGAAGGAAGCAATCACGGCCGCCAGCGCAGGGGGGATTACGGGACCAGCCCGTTTACGAGCAGAAAATGGCAGACCCGACCTCTTATCCTCTGCCCTAAGAGCTTTAACTATTTCACCTATGGCAGCACGGCTCGATCCTTCCTGCATATTAACAGTGGGCAATTGAGGCGCAGGCCGCCCCGTGGCTCCTGACAGAGCCATGGCAAGCTGTGCTTCCCGGGGCATCGGAGGCTGTTGGGGAGGCGCTGCCATAGCACCGGCCTGTGACATAGGAATCGGCTGCTGTCTGCCAGCCAAACGATGCGCCACGGTCGGAGCCTGTTGCGCCGTCTTAGTAGCCGCCTCTCTGCCCGCAAATTCCTTTGCCATTTCTTCACGGCGCTTCAACTCAGCCGCAACCAGAAAAAGAGGAGCTTGAGCAGAGGGCTGCCGCATCATTTGCTGAAGAGCTTCCGTGGGGAGGCCCTTCAGATCATTTTCTTGTTCAAGTATTGACGGGCCAATAGCCATTGCTCTGCTCCCTTATGCCTGCCCAAAGATGTTTTGGGCCAGACCAAGACCGCCCAATCCATAACCAAGTAGTTGCTGTCCAGCACCGGGAGGTCTCTGGTACATGGAAGTTTCAGATTGCGGACTGACAGGCACGCCATGCATGATGCCACTCAACCAGCCTAGCTGCTGTCGTGGGAAATCTCTCTCCGAGAGGAAATCGGCATAACCAATATCCAAAAACTGCTGCTCCTGCCCCCGCCGTTCCGCACCTACCTGACGCAAGACATCCGCTCCTAGCAAGGCAGTTCTCTGCTCTTCCGCGCCAAGCGTGGCGAGTGCCTGAGCAGACCTGAGACCAAGCTCTTCACCAGTAATCCCCAACTTACCTGCCTGTTGAGCCGCTCGGTCAGCAAGCTCTGCTCTCGTTATCCCTAATTTGGCCGCCAGTTGCGCCGACGCATCGGCAAGCTGCTGTTCTTTCAAGCGCCTTTCCGCATCGGTCGCAAAGGCTCCTTGAGCCTGCTGGAATGCTGCTGCCCGTAACCGAGATTCCTGATCCAGTAAGCCCTGGTCAAGACGCTCCCGCGCCAACCCCTCCTGAAGCTGTGCCCGCGAACCGCCAAAGGCACCCCTCTGTACGGCCTGTGCCCGCAAGCGAGGAAGTACATCTTCACCGAACCTCTGCTCTTCTCTTCTCCTCTGTGTAGCAATGACATTTTCTATGAATGGATTCATGTACTGGGCGGCTACCCCAGGATCGACAAAAGTACCTGTCTCAAAAGTCCCCGGTACATACTGGCTTCCCGCAGCCAGATCGCGCCTGACCTGACTTGCGTCATAGGGCTGATCATAAGCAGCAACATTTGCCGCTCTTAAAGTGCCAAGCTGCAATGCCTGGGGAACGCCAGCGGCCCCGATCTGTGTGGCCACGTTGAAACTTTGCAGTTCTTCAGGAGAAAACGTAGTGAGTCGCTGACCGGGGAAAGTCTCGTAAGGACGACGAGATTCGGCCTCCGTGCGCTCAATAAGGCCAGTATAGAATGGCTCCGCATATTCAGGGAGGCTGGTTGAAATGCTCGTCGTTTTGGTCGGCTGTTGAGTGCCACCACCTTTACCCATCGCCATTCTCCTCGAACATCTTTTCATACACCATGTATTCCGGCGTCCACCCATGCGGCCCAAGAACTCTCTCAAATCCCTTGCGGCCAGTCATTTCCATGCCATCACAATTATTATCCACTGCCCATCTTTCAAACGTCTCCAGCATTTGGCCACGCCAGCGCATTATTTTCTCTCCACCCAAGAACTGACCGGCCAATAATAACTTGCCTGGATATGCAACAAACCTCGTCGTCAAGGCGCTTGTCACTTTCTTATCGTCATCAAAGACAAGCCACAGATGCTGCTCGCCGCTCAGTATCTCCTGTTCAATATGATCCATTGAATAACGGCCATGAGCAGTGCCTATCGCCTTGCCTAAAATAGGGGAAACCTCATCCCAGATCAGGTGCAGATAGTCGGGATCAACTAAGGAAACCTCCATTACCCTACCGCTCGCCGCAACATCCTCTCTTCTTCTCCGCGAAGCATTGCACCGTTCTCTGGCGTGGGTGGCAACCCCGCGACCTGTGCCCGTCGAACAAGGCTGGCGGCTGGTTCGATGTATTCATTCTCACCCACACGCAGATTGGCGGTCTCCTCACCCGTCACCGGGTCCACGATCTTCCCGGCAATCACATCAGGACCCTGAACTTCGCCATCAACAACCGTGGTCTCACCACTGACCGTTTCAACAGTGCCCCCATTCTCCCTGTCGCCGCGCAGCATTTCCTGAAGCATGTGCAGGGCCTCTGGCCCGAACACTTCCAAGAACTCATCAATTGCACGTTGCGCAACTTCAGGCTCAAGCTCGTTCTGAAGGGCCATAACGGCACGGTCATAGATCGCCCGCTCCCTGGGGTTCTGTGGCTCTTCAATCGCCCGCTCCCGCAAGCGAACCTCCACATCATCCTGCACCTCAACCGGAGCGCCCTGCATTATGCCCGTCGTTGCCGCGACCCCGGCAGGTATCTCCAGTGCCATCCCAGCGGCTATATCCTCTTCGATAGTCATGCCATCTGTTCCCTCTTGCGCATAGTAGCTAAACTGCGGATTAACTCCTGGGACATAAGAAGCTGGAGACGGCATAGGCGGCAAAAAGGCATAAGGAGAATAGGCCGTTGGCGGCGCCGCTTGCTCAGGAAGCTGTGCCATATCCTCTGGATACGCATCCTCAACAAAAGAACGAGTTCCTAACTCCCGATCCACGCCCAGAGGGATATCGACCTGGGAGCTATCGACCTGGGGGCTATCGACCTTCGGATGCAAACCGCCAAAATCGTATCCGGGGTCGTCCCCAAGGAGGTTCTTTGCAGCTATTTGCGCACCCGAAGTAAGCAAGCCGAGAGGCCCACCGAACACCAGACTGGCGACAGGGCCAACAACATTTTTGGCTGCATCCGCAAAGTCGGCGAGCGAAACTACAGGCCCTCTTGGAACTTCAAAACGCTCTGGGACGCCTGCGGTCTCGGCGGCGCCAGACAGAACCGGACCTGACGTAACTTGCCCCATTAAACTCGGACCATCCACCTGACCCGCACCCCCCCCATTTCCCGCCACGCTACCCGCACCTTCCATTGCAGCACCAAGGCCATGACGCCCTGTATCTACATCTCTGGCACGTGCAGAGATTGTGCCGTCTTGTGCATAAATGGTCGGCAGACCACCATGCACGGTCTTCCCGCGTGTGCCGCCCCTGGCAAATGCTATTTGATCTTCATCGAACCAAGGGAGTTGCGGATCAACGCCGGGGGTATAGCCGAGAGGAGGCCGCCTGGCGAACCTCTGCTCTGTGGAGCGCGGCCCCCCATATTTGTAAGTAGGAGGCCTGTCAGGAAACTCGTATTCTTCTTCCGGCAACCAGGCAGGAACACCGGCTAGAGCCGCCATGGCTGGAGTGGCCAGATCGCCCAAACCTAAGCGTCCCGGCGCAGTAGGCTCCCAGGCCATATCAATCTGCCCCAGACCTCCTTTCATATACCCCAGCTTCTCTGGGAAGCCTGCCTCCTCGTATGCGATGGCGGCCTGTGCCGGTTTAAGAGCAGGATCAAATTTGCCAGCAAGAGCCGACTGCATCTGCCCAGTAGTGTACTGCGGCATACCCGACAACGGGACCGGAGGGCCTGCATCAGGGGTAAATATAGGGGGTGGTCCTGCTGGACCAAGTGGAATCCCTGCCGGTGCCCCAAACTGCGTCTTAACACCCCCCATAAACTCCAAGTAGTTTGTGCTGTCGATACCACCCGTTCCGAGGAAGGTCTGCGTTGGCCCCGTAAGATTTACCCATGGCTTTATCGCACCAGATGGCATGAATACTTCTGCTGCAAGCTCAGAGGGAGGAGCCCCCGCAACCCCTTGAAGCCCTGCGACTCCGGGCTGACCGGCAGCCTGCGCCCCCGCGCCACCAATCGCGCCCGCTAACTCGCCCATGCCCGCTGTACCTATCGCAGCGAGGATGCCCCTGCCGAGCTTTGTTGACGCATCGCCTTCGGTAACGGCTGCTGTCGTAGCGCCGGAAAGGGCAGCCGCAGCCCAAGGCGACAAGGCGCCCCCGCTCATTATTCCTGCCCCAATGCTAACAATGGCTGGCAAAAGGCTTTTGAGATTGAACATCTCAGGCAGACCGGTGTCGGGATTGATGGTGACGCCGTTCTGGGTGAGGGATGCGAGGCCAGCGACTTCTTCCGGTGCCATATGAACCAGCATCGAGTCGCCGTATCGGCCACGATCCGCAAGAAGATCAGGGGAATATGGAGCATTGTAATTGACAGGTTCCGTCACCGGCTGCCTACCTGACACCCCTGATAGTTGCCTAGCCCTAACCAGATCAGCCATCGCTCTTGTTTCTGCACTTGCTGGCATGTCTCATCCTCACGATGTCGAAACGGTAACAGTTCCAACCGCAGTTGTTCCAACGGTTGTTCCGCTGTAAGCATCTCCTGCCCGGATAATCTTTAATACCCCACCATCATCAAAGATATCTCCGTCCCGCAAGCCCCCTCCAGTTGTCGGAAGCTGTGTAGCGGCCATTTTTGCCGCACGCAAATCACCCGGCTCTGCGGCCTGAAAAAAATGAAGCTCAACGATACGAACAAGCGACTCCATATATCCCCTGTCATATTCCTCCGGAGGCAACGGAAGAGTTGAAAGTAGTTGTTTATCAACCACAATTACTTCCTGCCGTCTGGCCTGATATCAATGCGCGGCACCCCCAATTTCCACGCGATATTTGTGCCTGAACTTTCTACCCGGAAAGCCACCTGCCTACTTCGCACCCTGATAAAGGCCTCCTCCGTAAATTCCTGAACGTCCACCATCTTCGTGCCCGTAATCGTAGAAGTATCGGCAGTCCCGAAGGCGCTCCCAGGAAAGTTTCTAGGCTTGAAAGAGAAGGTCGCAGCAGGAGCCGGGTCGGTAGAGCCAAAGAAAGAAATGTCCGGAATGACCCTGCTTATAAACTGGAACCTGTCGCCCTCTCCAATCTCGAAATCCGCACTTTCCACATAGGCCGATATCCCAGAAGGAGAGGTCCCCTCCCCATCGTTTAAGCCAATTTCATGGTTATAAATTTTGTAGTCAGCAGAGTTCGCCCCTATAGGATAGTCTCTTGACGAGCTATCCAGCCACGCCGTTCTGGCCAGCGTCCCAAAATACCAGCACTTCTCGAATGAATTGTAGATCACATAGCGATCTATCTCAGTGGCATCGGCACTACAATAAAACCACACAATTTCGCCGTAATCCTTGATTGTTCCAGCGTGTATCTTTTGCGCCTGCGCACGATTTATATCGCCAAAAACGTAATCCTTGACGGTAGACGGCAGCCCCTGCACGCGCCCGGTATAGACAAAGAAGTCCCGCAACCCCATCCAGTAGACTGCCCCGTCAAGAGAGGCCACTGCGTTCGGCCCTATGAGTGTTATGTTCCGCGAAAGAACATTATGGCCAAAGGTGAACGGCGGCCCAACAAAGCGCATGCTGAACAGCGCCTCCTCGGTCCACACCAGAATTTCCTGCCGCGTGTCATAAGCCCTGACGATCTGCGAACCACTATTGAGCCGTAAATCTCCAGCGGTATTTGCCGTTGTCGGCGTCCAGTCAACCGCATTCTCCTGATCGGACCACCGGATAAGCAGCTTATCCTGTGTGCTTGAGCCTCTGTCATTGCAGCCGAAGGCAAGTACATGACGGTCGTTATTGCTGACCATAACCTGTGTCGCAACTGTCGGCGCATCGGACGCCCCCGATTCATCCGACAGCGCCCCGGCGCGTGTTGACAAACCATCTGAGGCATCCCAGTAATAAACGCCGCCGTTCCTTACGTTGAACACCAAGTCCTCGCCAAAATTGTCCGCATACCACAACCGCAATTCCATGACAAAAGGCGAACTTGTTGCCGCCGATCCCCATGTGCCGCGACTGTAAGTCCCCGCACCAAACCCAAAAAGCGGCACAGCCGTATCAAGCCCGACATTGATTTCATAGGCGGCGGTTACGGACCCGCCCCCACCAGCAGTCGAGCCAGACGATGCGCTTCCCGCCGTCTCGACCTTATATGCATTGGCGCTGACAATTTCCGTGATCTGATGGGTGGTATTGATCTGAGCCGCCGTTACCCCATCCGTGGTGGTGGCACCGGCAAGGGTGACAAAATCATTAAGGACAGCGCCGTGAGCAGTATCCGTAACGGTTATCTCACCGCTACCAGCATCACCTGTCGTAATGGGATTGGACCCCAGACTGGAAGTCTTCCGCAACGGCGTGATGTTGTTAAAGTCGCCTCCCTCTTCAATGTAGAATCTCTGGGAAGAGCCAATGGCCAAGTAGTCATTGGAATCCAACGTGATGAAGTTGAACAGCAACCTCATCTGACCGTCAGTAGTGTCGTCGCTGAACCTTTCCCAACCACCAATCTTTTGTGGAAGACCGGAGCGAAATCTGATCTTGTCGCAATCAAACCAATGACCGTCAGAAGCAAACCTGGTTTGGTCTCGAAAGACACCAGGCGGGAATATCAACTTCTGAAAAGGCATTGTTTTTCGCCCTACGACATAGGATCGTAAGCAGATATATCATCGATTCTGGATTGAGCCTCACTGATCGTGCGATCTTTATCAGCCATATTAACTGCCCGGAGGCCGTCTACTTCTTCTGGCGTATCAAGTTCTGAGGGGTCATTGCCCTGCGGGGCGAGCAGCCTCGCGCTCACGGCGATTCATGTAGTTTGGCGCGGCCTTGGCCGAATTTATAAGGCCATCCTCTGAGGCGGGCATTGTAGATGTGCCTGGGTCGGCGGTGAGTCTGGCCGTTTCCGCGCGGGCCATACGCTTGCTGCAATTATTTATCTTGCCTCTTATGGCCCAGACGAGCCACCCAAGGACGGTATTGGAATCCAGATCACCCGAGTCGAAAAGATCGTTCTCCATCGCAAGCAATTTATGGTCGTCCACAATTTCGGTGTGCGTCACGCCTTTGTACTCGACAGTTATTTTCAACATCTTACTTTCCTATGCAAGGAGCACAATAGAGACAGTATTGGCGAGTGCTGCTGAACCGTCAAAATCAACGACCTTTGTGCCGTTAGTGACTTCTCCAGTTACGGTGAGGGTGTCGCTGGCGTCCATATCCATGAATACAGCGCCATTTCCCCGCCAACTTCCACCAAGACTGGAATCATACGGGTTGTCGAGGTAGAAATAGGCGCTTCGATTGCTGGCGACGATAGTACCTCTAGCCTTCGTTTCTGCCGACGTGATGCCATTCCATTGAGCTAGAACTGTCACAAGATAAGTACCGGTGACTGGTGCCGTAAATGTGCTCACGCCATCCCAATCAGCATTTTGATCCTTGATCTCCGTCCCATATACGCCAGTGTAAATTGTCCCATCGCCGGTGACGTTATCGATCGTCGCTGCGTTATTGACCAGGACGCACGGCTGCGTGGGCATGGTCATGTGCCCATTGGCATCGAAAAGCATCCGTTGGACGCCTTGCGTGGCAACGGCTATCGAATTGGCCGCCGGGAAATAAATTCCCGTATCGGTATCGCCAGTGTTCGACAGAGCGGGCGCAGAAACAGCCCCATCAGGCAAGTAGAGCGGATTAGCAACCGTCGCGCTGGTGCCGTCGAAGGTGAAATTGGCGCTGCCCGCAAAGGCGCTGGAGGAGTTGTATTGCACCTGGGTGTTGGAGCCGCCGACGAAACCAGTAGCAGTACCAGAGTTTGCTATTGTTGCGCCAGAATCAATATTTAAGGTGGACCCAGACAACACACTGAACGTGTTCGCCGTCATGGTGAAATCTTCAGCACCGGCCAGATCGAAGCGGATGGTATCGTCGTCGTCCCCACCCTCTTCTACTTGTATCTTGGTATCGCCGTCCTGATCCGCAATTTCAGTGGAAAGCATTGCGATACGAACCGCCGCGCCAGAGCCAGCGCCGTCGGCATAAACCCAAGCCGTCGCCCCGTTGGCCACGGTGGCATTCGCACCAGTTCCCTGCGTGAAGATGGCATTACGATTGGCCGTCAAATTGTTATACACCAGATATGTCTTATCCTGGTCGTTCGGAGAAAGCGTGATCGTGTTGTCACTACCGAGATCGCCGCCATCTCCAAGCACCAGCACACGATACATGCCATCGGTCAGAGTGCCGTCCGTGGTAGTAAGAGTCGTGGTTGATCCGGTCAATGTAAGGGCACCGACGCCACTGATGGCACGGTCGATAATGTCCATATTGGTATTGACAGTGCCGCCCCAAGTGCCTGACTGATCGCCAGTTGCAGGCTTTTCAATACCCTGATTTGAAGTATATGTGCTTACCATTTCAGACCCTTATCATGCAGCTATTTTTGTCCAACCAGGCGTTTGCGCCCCATCCACCGACGACCATCCGGGCGTTTGCGAATCATCAATGGATGACCAGTCCGGTATCTGCCCGTCATTGACAAACCACCAGTCTATGGTCCCCACAGATGCTGTAGCCACAATCCCGGTAATCTCAACGCCTATCTCCAAGGTCACCGTACCAACAGACCCTGTCGCGGCAATCCCCGTCACAGGATATGCCGTTTCGATTACAACGGAACCAACCCCGCCAGTGGCGGCAATCCCCGTAACCGGAACGCCTAACTCTATGACTACACTGCCAACAGCCCCTGTTGCAGCAATACCAGTTACGGTATAAGCCGTCTCTATTACAACAGAGCCGACGCCTCCAGTAGCGGCAATCCCCGTAACAGACACAGGCCCAGGCTGGCCATACGGCCCGTCGCCGTAACCTACACGCCCAAACCCGCTAATAGAGGCCATTCTAAATTACCTTATGCAATCCGTATGATCGCATCCGTTGCGTCTGCGGTCGGGAATTGAACCGTGAAGGTGCCAACTGAAACCGTCTTGTCACCGCCAAAATCCAGAACGATGATCGCCGGATTGGTCAGGGAGATCGAAGTCGTATTCGGTGCTGTGTTATAGATCAGAGCGCCCCGCGCCGTGAAAGATGCGGTTGCCCATGTTGCATCCGCGAAATCAACGTAAGCCGTCGTCCCGCTCGTTGTCGGGTCCACCTTGGTCAAGGCAAGACCCCCCGCCGTATACGCAGTGCCAGCCGTATTGGTTATCTCGTTTGTCGAGGCATACGCGGTCGTTGTTGCACTCAGACTTGCCGTGCTTGTATACATCGCGATCTTCATCGCATCTCCCGAGGACAAATCAAAGTCATGTGCCCCCAACAAAAGCTCTTTCTTGAAGGTCGTGGCCATCGCCTGGGTAATTGACATCTCTAAAAACTCCTAAGTAATTCTGCCAGTTCCGAATAACCGCCTGTAACAGCTATCTGGACACAAGTTTCCCTCTCTTCTTGCATCGCCTTTAAGACATAAGCATGCACAACGGCTTCCAACTGGGCGCGAAAGACTACGGCCTGTTCCCTTACTTCTGGTGCCGCCCCCTCACTCACTTGTACAATTTTGTTGCAGCAAAGAGTTGTCAGTTGGTCCGCAGAAAGACCTCCATTGGCGCTGGTAACAACAGTTGGCGAGCCAATATTTCCTTCTGCGGTAAACATCATCCAGGCCTGTAGACAGGATTACCGTTTCTGTAACCATCACGCCTGTCACTGTATTCACCCAGCATCTTGGCTTGCATAAGAGCCTCTTGGTAGCGGCCCAGATACATCTGCATGATATCCTGCTCGCCCTTCATAAAAGTATAAGCCTCCACTAAGCAGCCATACAGCAGGACCTGCGAGATATTGTCTCCAAGCCAAGTGGTTGTATTGCTTGAGGAAAGTCCAGTTGGCCTGTACTTGTAATGAAGTTCCATCGTATACGCCGCATCAGGCACGGGAGAGAGAATAAACGTGGTGTCATCGAAATGAGCATAATGTTCGGGCTCCCCCGTCGTGTCCGTATCAGGATTAGCTTCCCGCATGAACGAAACATCCTTGGGCAGCAAATATGAATAAACATTCCCACTGCTGACGAGGGCCAGCGAATGGGACGCCAGAAAATCAGACGGCTTGCCAAGATAGGAATTTGAAGCCGTCGTCGTGCCGGTAGAGTTTTTACGAAAATACGGAAGATCAATATCAAAGAGAATGCGAAGCTCCGCCTGATTGATGAACTCGTCTATCTGATTAACAAAGGTCGTCTCGGTATCTTCCGTATAATCCTTGATCGCCTGTACGAGTGTGGAATAATTCATGGCGATCCCCGCTAACTTATCGATACCGTAACAGTGCCAACCCCACCGGTTGCCTGCATGCTGGTCTGGGTGGAAAACCCGTACAGGGCCGAGAGGCCGTTATTGTCACCGACCGGGTTCCAGTTCCACGCGATTCTCCTCTGCGAAACCACGTTCGTATCAGTTCGTGTAAACGGCAACGTCTGCGGATCGTTAATCGGAAACTCCCCAAGAAAGTTCTGAGGCTGATCCTCATCAAGCATTGACAGGGAAACTCTTAAACCGGAATCCTTACCGTCCACGACCTGCTGATAAAGGTCTTTCAGCTTGTAGGTAAGACCGCTGCGGTCACAAATCCCAAGAGCATATTTCCCGACCGTTCTGTTGGTCATCTCACAACCACCCGTAGCCACCAGGAACCAGTTGTAACGACGCCTTCACCCTGTCTTCATCGGCGGCATAGCCAAACTGCTCGTCATAAACCGCCTTCAATAACTGGGTTCGCTGCGCAGTTTCCGGCCTTTTCATGGAAACATAATAGGCCAACCCTGCGGTAAGAGCCGGAAGCCAGCGGTCAGGCGCATCATAGGTATTGGTTCCGGCTGTCCCTGCATCCTGTATGCGCCTGATACGCCAGTAAACCAGCGTATAGGTTTGCGCATCATCAGGCACTGGCCACAAAGTATACTGAGGGCTTGTCGTTCTCTGGATGTAAATCTGGAGGGGCTTGCCCTTTTGCAACTTGTTCGGTAACTGAGCAAAACTCATGGGAGATATGCGCGTTACCGACGTATCGGCCTGATTATTGGTTTCCCCGGCGTCCGTGCGGATCATCTGATCCAGGAAATCAATTGTTCCTGCCGGAAAATCATAGGTCGCCGTACCAGCAGTGATGGCCTGGGTGCCCTCTTCGATTGTCCACAGGTTCAGACCACGGTTGATCCACTCAATGGACATCAGATTAAGACTGCGCCTCGCCGTCTTCAGATCGTAGCCACTGCGCATCTCCAGACCGGCACGCTCATAGGCCTCCTCACAGATATCAACGATATCCAGAGTAA